TGTTGTAGTGTTGTCCCCAGTTGTAGTCCACTGCTCTACTAAAAAAATCTTCGTGGTCATACCAAGTGTGCTGGTCCACTATGATCACATCCACATTCTTACCACTTGCACTATATGTCACGCTGGTGTCAACATATCTGTCATCTGAACTTGCGGCATCTGATCCCCAACCAGATCTGTTGGTGCTTTCTATGTGTCTCAATAGTCCCCAACTTTTATGGTCGACCGAATATTTTATTGCTGGGCCTGTGCCATCTGCTCTTGTGAATGTTGTTGTTGCTGTGGCACTGGTGCTTTTGTCAAATCTACCTGTGTATGTTGATTCTGAGATTGTGATATCTCTATCTAAAACTGATTGTGGCATCACCTGTTGCACACGTTCGTCAGCGGCAACTGTTTGTGCTTCTTCCATTGTGAGCATATAGCCTGTGGTTCTAGAAGTTGGTCGTCTGTCCTCACAGTCAACACTCCTATCTGGGATATGTAGAGCACCACCTGGTGTTTCCATATCGTCATAAAATGCTTGGATGTCTTCACCTTTTTTCAGTGTGACTTGGAACAGTTCCATTATGACTCCAGTTGTAATAAAGTAAGTGTAACTGTTATTACCTGTGTACTACCACTTTTATTTGTAATCATAGTAGGAATAGTTGTTGTGGGTGTGCTTTCATTGTTGAAACCAAAAGCACCAGGAGATATTAGCACAGTTTCATTTGCGGTAGTTGTGATAACTTCTGCTACGACACCTGCATCTGCTGTAGGGTCTGTACCTTCTGCTCTGCTGGCATCTGCTGTTCTACTTGCGTCATCTGTGTATATACGCACTCTAGCCGCTCTTGATGTGTATACTTTGAGCAGTGCATATCCTTTAAATCCTGTGATATCAACGGAAGCCTGGTTGCCATCTATTAGATTGCCTGTAACACCATTTTTTGTAGTTCTGCTTTGTAGTCCTGAACCACCTGCATTAGCATCTACATAGGCTTTGGTTGCCGCGTCTTGTGCGTCAGTTGGATCTGTAAGTCCTGTGATCTTACCTGTAACAGCAACACCATCTGTGCTTGTTGCTAATTTTGCTGAGTTCTCAAATAAAAGTGTAGCAATACCGTTTGCGGCTGATATAGCAGTATTTGCCATTGCGCCATCTTGTATTCTAACAGTTGGACCGCTTATGATTAAAGTGCCTGTGTTGTTATCGATGTTACCTGTTGTGCCACTGTGATATATTCTCATATCATTATCAGTGCCAAACCTAACTTCCTCATTATCGTCAAGGTCAATAGGTTTGGTAAGTGCTGATGAGTCTAATGCTGTAATTGTTGCACCAGTAAAGTCTACACTTGTTGCACCAGTAAAGTCTACTGCACCAGTTGGTGCCATATTGTTTAATGTTGCCGCATCAGTGATTCCATATCCTGCAAGTGTAGTTGGTGTTCCCGACAATGAACCAAACGCACCATCGAATGCATCTGTAATACCATAGCCTGCTATTGTTGTGGGTTTACTTGTGACATCTGCAAATGCCACACTTGTTAATGCACCAAGGCCACTTGCAGTGGGAGGAGTGTATGTGAATACACCTGTTGAACTGTTGTATGCTAGTGTGCCTGCGCCACTGGCACTGGCTTGTGTGACACTGATGTCCGAGAGTGCTATGCCGCCACCGCCACCGCCGGCGCCACTAATAACAACACCACCTACAGTTTCGCCATCGCCTCTGTAAAGTTTAAAATCACTTTCATCAAGCGCAATATCACCTTCTTGCAACAAATAGTTGTCGCGAATACCTTGCACTCTTTTAAAGAAAAGTTTTCTAAACGCCATAGAAGTCTCCTACAGCGTATTTATTACACCGGTGGAGGTGTTACCGGTGCAGCATCTTCACCTGGTGCTGCGTCTGCTGCTACTTCTCCACCTTCTTCAGGTGCTTCTGCTGCTGGTTCTTCTGTATCAAATGCTTCAATGTCACCTTCAATGCCACCTGGTGTGATGCCAACACTGCGCATGCCTGGTGCATCTGCACTCACTTGCTCTTCGTTTTCTTCCATCCACATTGCTTCATTTTCTGTCATCTCTGCTTCTGTGAGACCCAAATAACGCTGTAGCAAGAAACGCTTGCTCAAATATGGATACTGTTCCAACTGTGTAAATGTGGTGATGCGACTACTGTCAAGTTCAGTTTCTCTGTACTTGCTGAAGTTTTGTGGTTCATTAAAACGTATTTCAAAACTGCTGTTGTCCAGTTCAAGTCCTCTCCACTTGAGGAACATTTTAAACTCTCTGTCAACAACTTCACCCACCATGCGTTGTAGACGTTTGCAATATTCGTTGAATCTAAACTCTTGGATAAGTGCTGTGCCAACTCTACCATCTGCATATCCTGCAGGTGATTCCTCAGGGCCTGTTGGCAAATATGAACTAGGAATACGCAAACCACGGAACAGTTTGTTTGTAAAGTATTTGAGATCGTCAATCTCACCTAGGTTAGTACCGCCTGGCAGTGTTTCAACTTTTGAACCTCTGCCTTCTGCTGTTTGTGGAAAGAAGTAATCTTCGTTGATACTAAGTGGATTGTATGTGGTGTCAAGTATGTTGCTGCCGCCACCTGTTTGACTAGGAATACGACGCTGATGTATTTCATTTTTAACACGCTCAACAAAAGCCATGGCCATGTGTGCAGGCATGTTGCCCACATCAACATAAAACACTCTACGCTCTGGAGCACGTTGAATACGGTAGATAATAATTGCATCTTCTAGCAGTTCTTTTTGTTTGAACACTTTAAAGATGTTTTCTAGTATGCTGTTGCCAAATGGCCAGTTTGCATCCAAACCTTCTGTGAGACTTAGATGTACCACATGTTCTGCTTCAATGGCATTTTCGTTGAACTTTTGATCAAAGCGTCCACCGCCTGGTCCACCAGTGTCATACAAGTTACTGGGCTGAATGTAACCGCCACGCTGGCTAGGTTGTATTTGTCCGTCTTTGTATGTTTTTTGTGTAGCAGTCAAGTTCTCAAAGTTAGGGTTAATTTCCTTCATCACATACTGCTCAGGCTTTTTGCCTTCACTTTCGTTGACAATAACTTTGATCACATTGTTCATGTCTACCCAATACCACTCAAATGTTTCAGGATCACGGATAAACACCTGATCTCCGTACTTGAGTGTATTGCGGAACATTTTAAACACACGTTTGTTGAATTCGTTTAGGTTACACCAGTTTGTGAGTTGTTTGCTGATGGTTTCAACTTCTGTGTCACTGGGATCATCATGATAGTGTACAGTGAATGGTGTGCCGTTTTCGCCATTGAGTTGGGTACAAAATTCAGCAAGAATGTCCAGTGCAGCATTGACTTCACTGTCAATATCCATATTTTCATACTGACCATAACGTTCAATACGATTTGGATGTCCTGAATATACTTCTGGCAAGTGCGATGCATAGTGACTGTACTTGTTGTCGCCACCATTACCATTGGTGCCACTATAGTCTGGACCGGCCATGCTAAGTGGACTTGCATTTGCTACTTTAAAAAACTTTTTCCAACTCATCTATAGATTCTTTCTTTGTGTATTTATTGTAACACCTTTGTGGCTGTGTGTCAAATTATATGTCATTGCTGATGCGACGCAACAGATCATTTGTTTCGTTGCCCTGTCTGGTTTGTACATCTAGCAGTCTTTGCAACAGTGCTGTGCTGTCTGTGCCACTGCTCAACATTGGTGTTGGTGTTGGTGCAGTTGTACCTGTTGCAGTTGCTGGTGTTGTGCCTGCTGCCGCTGCTGCAGTTGCACCTGGTGCAATCAATTCTGCAAGTGCTTGTGTTTTTGCAATGTCCATTCTGTCGATGGCACGAGCAAGATCTGTAACACCATCTGCCATGTCTCGCAATGTATCACCAGGACTGTCACCACCAGTCAATCTATCAAAGATGCCACTAAAGCCACCAGTGGTGCCACCTGCTAGTGCAAGTATTGCTGTGCCCAATGCACCAATACCTTTTGCACTTGCTGCAATTTTGTCTGCTTCAAGTTCTTGTATGCCTTTGAGTCCACTCACAAACTTTGGTAATGTTAGGTTAATTAATGCTGATGCACCTGCAATACCTGCGCCAATAATAGCAATTACACCTGCAACAACACCAGCACCTTTTAATATTGGTACAGCGCCTTTGCCAAATGAGGACATACCCCTAGCAAGTGATGATAATACTCCACCTCCGGCTTTAGCAGTACCGCCGCCTGTTGCTGCGCCAACAGTGCCAAACATGCTGTTAATATTTTTTGATAGCATTGTACCAACGCCACCAATTGCTGCTTTTGTTGCTCCTACTATTGCAGCACCTCCAAATAAACCTGCAATAGCCAGGCCTACATTTTGTCCCAATGTGTTTGAACTTAGGAAGTTAACAAAATCAGCAACTCCTATCAGTATTTTACTGAATGCTTCCGCAATTGGCACAGCATGTGGCACTAATTGTGTACCTAAAACTTCAAATGCTTTGCTCAATTCTTGCATTGATTCCTGTCTCATGGTCAATGCACCAAGCATGTCATTCAAGCCTAGTTCAGCATTTTGTTGTGCTTGTTGTGCTTTGCCTAGGCTGTCTGTCATAGTACCTGCTGTTGTAGCAAAGGCACGCAAATTAAAGCCTGCTTCTCCAAGTGTGTTGATGTATTCACTGTTTATGCTGTTGCCTAATGCTGCAAGTTGATCTGCTTGTCTCTGTTCTGTTCTAATTTGTGCTGCTTTTGCATCCACTTCTTGTGCAAGCACTGCACTCAAGTTGGTGTTGCCAGCCATGGCTGCATCTGCTGTAGCAAATATTGCATCTGTGAGTGCTGGAAACGCTGTGCCAATTGCTGCTGTCTTAGGACCAAGTCCACCCAATGTTATTCTATCTTTGATCAACTGTTGTGTTGTGGCATCACTGCTTTTCATAAGTGCAGTCAATGCTGATGCAGCCTCAGGTTGCATGGTTGCTAACTTGGCTTGGAACGCTCTGTCTTGTGCTAACTGCTTGCCTGCTGCTTCTTGTTCTTCTACACTGCGACCAGTTATCTCAGCCAATTGTTGCAAGTTTTTTCTATAGCCCACACTGACTGCGGCAATTCTAGCAAAGTCTCCACCAAAACTGCGAACATTAAATCCTGCATTGCCCAGTTCGCCCATAAAGTCTGCAAAGAACTGTGTTTGGTCAGCAACACTAACACCCATGCCCACCAACTGTCTACGGAAGCGTGTGCCTTCTGCACTTATTCTACTCAATGCCAGTGCACCACTGGTTGTGCCGCCACCAAAACGATTTAGACCTTGCACATTGCTTTGCACTGCTTTTGTAAACTGATCCATGGTGGCGCCACTTTGATTGGCTGCTACACGCATTTCAATCATGCTACCACCAAAACTGACACCACTGCGTGTCAAGTTCAAGAACATGTTGCCAGTTTTGTCAAAACTACCTAGCAGTGCACCAATACCAGCAGCCAGTGCAGTCAGTCCAACACTGGCAATACGTCCTGCTCTGCCCATGCCACTGATTGCAGCAACGCCAGGACCTGCCAATGACTGCAGTGCATCACCTAGTTTTTCACCGCTTTCTGTGATTTGTTTGAAACTGCTTTTTACAGTCTTGCCGGTAGTTTCTACTGCACCTGTGAGTCCTATGCTGGCTTTTGTTGCGTCTTTTGTGGCTTTGGCTTCGTCTTTTTTGAGAGGACTATTGTTGGCAAATTTGCCTTCAAAAAGTTCAACAAGGCGTTCTAATGTTGCTTCTTCAGCAGCATTTTCTAGTACAATAGGATTTCCGCCTAGATCACCTGTAACAGCCATACGATTCTTTTTCCACCATTATGTGCGTATATAAATACAACTATACAATACTATTTAGCCGGAGAAAAAACCATGGCCATTGAAGAACAAACAATGAGCAACAATCTCGATCAGCCCGGTGGTAACCCACTGGGCAAGTACTTTAGAACACCCGCAATCCAGTTGAGATTGCCTTCGGGTGGCAGATATTGGCCTCCAGGCACACTGGACATGACACAAACAGGCGAATTGCCTGTGTATCCAATGACTGCACGAGATGAAATGATTTTTAACAATCCAGATGCACTGCTCAACGGTCAAGCAGTTGTGGATGTGATCCAAAGTTGTTTGCCAAACATACGCAATGCTTGGAGCATGCCCAGCATAGACTTGGATGCTGTGTTGGTTGCAATACGCATTGCCAGTTATGGTGAGAACATGGATTTTACCAGCACATGCAGTGGGTGCGGCGAAGAAAACACATTCAACACAGATCTACGTCCAATATTGGACAGTGTGCAGCAATCTCCTGCTTATGATCAAGAATATGCCTATCAAGGCTTGACATTTAGGTTTAAACCACAAGACTACAATGTGGTCAACATGACCAACATAGAAACATTTGAAAGTCAAAGACTGTTTAGTGTGGTAAACAACAGCGAAATGCCTGATGAAGAAAAACTAGAACGTGTTAACGCAATCTTTAAAAAGATGACTGAATACACAGTGGGTGTTATCAGCGGTGCTATCGAAACCATCATCACACCTGATGGACAAGAAGTTGCAAACAAACAGCACATTGATGAGTTTTTGAAAAACGCAGACAGAAAAACTTTCAAGTGGATACAAGACACCATAGCAGAACTTGGTGCACAAACCGGACTCAAACCTGTACAACTTACCTGTCCAGAATGCAATCGCAACTACGAAGTCCCTCTCACATTTGACAACGCAAATTTTTTCGAATCAAGCTCTTAACACTAGACAACGACTCCATAGTTAAGATGCTTGAAGACATGGATGCACAGGTCGTAAAACTGCGCAAAGAACTGATCACTATGTGTTGGTACATGCGAGGTGGGTTGACCTATGAAGAAAGTGCTTATCTTTGTCAGACTGACAGAACAGCCATAGCAGAACTCATAGAAAGTAACCTAAAGACCACTAAAGAAACACACATGCCATTTTACTAGCAGGTGCGTCTATCGTCATCTTCGCTGAGTGTCCAATCTCTAATGTCGTTGAGGTTTTTCTTTTGGTGACGAGTTACAGGTACAAACAAAACTTC